ATTATAAATTAAAAAAAATATGGTAAGTGTAAATACAGTATATCAAACAGTATTAGCTTTGGCTAATAAAGAACAAAGAGGTTATATAACACCTCAAGAATTTAACTTACATGCTGAGCACGCTCAAATGAGTATTTTTAACCAATACTTTTATGATTTAAATCAATTTAAAAGAGTACCTGGTAATAATACTGTGTATGGTAATCCAATAGATATTTTAGAAGAAAAAATATCTATATTTAAAAAAGGTCCTTCAACGTTATCTACTAATGGCGTGCAATTAAGCGCTTTAGATCCTGATATATATAAGTTATCCCAAGTTACACTACTTAAAACACCTACGTACTCTTGTGTGGCTGAAGAAATAAGTTATGAAGAGTATCACCAAACTCAAAACTCACCTTTATTAAAAGCAACTGAAACTAGACCAATTTATTATATAAAAGATAATAAAGTTTTTTATGCTCCAGCGTCTAATGGCACGTATCAAGCTCGTTGGATTCGTAGACCTAAAAAGCCTAATTGGACTTACATTGTAGTAGGTGAAAAAGCTTTATACAACAGTACTGCTACAGATCATCAAGATTTTGAACTACATCCTTCTGAACAAACTGATCTTGTGATAAAAATACTACAGCTGTCTGGTGTTACTATAAAAGATTACAACTTAGTACAAGTTGCTGCACAAGAAGAAACTAAAAATATACAACAAGAAAAATCATAATAAATGGGATATTTAGATAATACATCACAACAGTTATATTACCAAGGTAGTAATTTAGGTAATTATCAATTTTGTTCTTTAGAAGATATAATAAACCAATTCATGGTTGTTTATGTTGGTGAAGATAAAGTAATACGTAAGTGTAACAGGATCGATGTTGCTTTCCATGCTCAAAGAGCTTTAGCAGAATTAAGCTTTGATACATTTAAATCAGTAAAAGCACAAGAAATAGAGGTACCTGCTACTTTACAAATGTTGTTACCACACGATTATGTTAATTATACAAAAATATCTACAGTTGACAATTCTGGTATTAAACATCCTATATATCCAACAAGACACACGTCTAATCCTTTTGACATAAATCAAAACGCAGATGGAACTTATACTTTTCCTACAAACGCAAGTGTAGGTGTTAATTTAGATTTTGAAGATCCTTTAATACATCCTTGGCAAAGTCACACGCCTGAAAGTCTAGCTAACAATGGAAGTACTAACTACTATGTTTATACTAATGGAGCAGATCAAAGTGGTGGAGTTACTTATTATGCAGATGAAATATCAATAGCTGGAACAACTAACGCTTTAACTTTTAAGCAACACGTATACCAAGGTTATGGTCATAATAGAAGTATGCACTATTGTGTTTGGCAAGCAATAGACGTAAGTCAAATGGCTTCAATAACATTACAAGCTACAGGAACAACAGAGGGGTCTACCACTAACACGTTAGGTGGTACCGTTACAATTGGTATAAGTCACACCGCACCATCACCTGACACTCATCCTTATTCTGGTAGTAGCGCTTATACACCTAACGAAGAAGCTTTTGATCCAGATAGTAGTTCAAATACTTTTTTAGATACTTATTCTGGATTATCAGCTGGTTTAAAGTGGACTTCTGGTGAAACAAACGTAATTAAATCTCTTTTAGACGATGACTCTATAGACGTTTCAGCTCATAACACTGTTTATTTAGTAATAACTAGTATAGGTGATTTTACCACAGCGTCTCCAGCTCCAAACCTTTATACTAATACTGTTTTTGCTACACTTTTTACAACCAACACTGTAGACGATATATTTATAACAAGTCCAACAGGATCGTTGCCATTATCTACAAACGCTACTAATACATCAACAGCGTGGAGTAATTATAAATCAACTACTCCATCAGAGAACAACAATGATGACTACGAAGATGATACTTATTGGCCTTATGAAGGAGAAAGATATGGACTAGAACCTTCCCATGCACAAACAAATGGATCTTTTTACATTGATCAATTAAGAGGAAAAATACATTTCTCATCTAATATTTCTGGAAAAACTGTAATATTAGATTATATAAGCGACAGTCTTGGTACAGAAACAGAGATGCAAGTGCATAAATTAGCTGAAGAAGCGATGTATAGATATATACTACATAGTATTGCTTCTAGCTATGCTTATACTCAACAATTAGTACCTAGACTTAAAAAAGAAAAAATAGCAGCTATTAGACAAGCT